ACGACTCCAAACAATTGTCAAACAAATAATAAGGGAAAAGGATACCAATCTGTTTTCTGCTGATGACCAACAAGCATGGCCCTCTGGGCCTTTTGGTAAAAAAGATTTTTATGCAGATGAGTCCGGTGATAGCTATGAAAGGGATCCGGATTGGGAAACCGATAAACCCGGCGAGGATGAGGATACCGTGGATACCGGATATGAAAAGGTTGGCAAATCTAAATCCTAAAACCACACTTCTTAAGTTTTTAAAACCACACTAATATATATTATTAATTATGACACTAACACCTACTAAAATGAGACAACAAATGGCAAAGAAAAAAGCAACCAAGAAAAACAATACTGGAATCAACTGGATCAATAGTTGGTCGGCATCAAACAAAAAGAATGTTATCGAGATCAACATCCGAATAGGTAAACTTACTTTATTGCAAGTTGAAACAAACAAAAAGTTTCGATTCATTATATTCAACCTAGGGTTTGAGATATAGTTTCATCATACTAGTATTTATCATATGTTCATGTTCTTTTCATAAAGGCGTGGATCAATCTCCCATAACGAAAAGAAGGTCAGCTCGAATCACAAAGAAATTCAATTATACTCAGCCTCATCAAAGTTATAGTGATAAATCCTCAAGGCGTCGAATCCGTAAAGTCCTAGGTCACGGACATCATAAAACATATTAAACTTTTTTCAAACATTTCTGGTAAAAAATTAGGAATCGTGAGCTTTTATCCTTATCTTTAAATATAGTTAATTAATAAAAAATAAGAGATATGATAAAAGAGAAATACGGAATAGAAATTACAAATCCATGGTCATCGGAAATGTATGATTGGAATGATAAAGTCCTTGAAGATCTGAAAAAGAAAATTACAAAATTATGGAAACAAGGATATGCTTCTGCGAAAGAAGATTATTATGAGTTGCATGGAAAAGATTGTGATACCAAATTTGAAGATTCAGATTGGTGTTATGAATCAAATGGTATAATGGAAGAGATTCAGAAGTCAGTTACATTTGCCGGGTTTGGTTCAGGTTATACAATATATGATGTTGAGAAAGATGTTTTTCAAGAGTTAGAAGTTGCTCCATATTGGCATGTGAAACAAATGGCAGAAGAGTTATATATAGAAGAAATGTTTATAGGTTTAAAATAATATGGATATAGAAAAATCATATAATAATGCATATCAATTGTTAGTAGGAGAAACTACCTATAATAAATTAGCAGAACAAAAAGAATTTTATTTACCTACCGATCATGATGATGTTAATAAATTATTAAGTTATTTTGAAAGTATTGAAGAATATGAAAAGTGTAGTAATATAGTAAAAAAGCTGTAAAAAGATTTGCCTTTACGAAAATTTATCCTTATCTTTAAATGTAGTTAATTAAAAGAATTATGAAAACAATATACATATGGTCACTGATAGTCGCAATACCATTATTCGGAAGCATGGCCGATTATCGTAAGACGAAAAAAATCAATTTATTGCATACACCTGAAGTTGTACAAGATACTATCAATGACATCATTAATAGTAATTCTGTTAACATACAAGATTCAAGCTTAGTTTATTCTTTAATATATGTTGAAAGTACAGGCAATGACAGTTGTGTAGGCGACAGACATTTGGTAATTCCTTCCATAGGATGCCTGCAAATTAGGCCTATAATGGTTCGTGAAGTCAATCGGATATTAAAGGACCTAGGTAACACTACAAGATTTAAAAACAAAGATCGTTGGAGTAGAAAAAAGTCAATTCAGATGTTTTACATATGGAAAAATTTTCATCATAAAGAATCTACCAATGAAAAAATTGCTCGTAACTGGAATGGAGGCCCTCGAGGGTATAAACGTAAACGTACATTACAGTATTGGGAAAAGGTACAAAAAAAATTAAACAAACAGTTATGAAATATATAGTAGCACATCGTGATCAGGTTTCTGATGAATTTGAAGTTGAAGTTTTTGAAACACTGGAAGCGGCTAATAATCGACGATCGAAATTACGTCTTGCATATCATGATGCAATCGTTTTACAAAATACAGATATAAATGAAATATACAATATCAGCAGAGCCGTACAAGTATAAGCACACTTATCGTATTCAATTAGAAAAACGACAAGTGCGTACTTCTACATTATATCCAATGCATTGTGATTATCCTAATCCACGCGATAAACGTAATATCAAAGAATTACGTAAACGTATATCATGGACAATGGATGGTTGTAGAATTGAGCATATACATACTACCAAATCAAAATTATTATTAAATTAATAAAGGTTATTAATGGATACTCAATATTTATTGTAAATGATAGATTTAGAAAATATACAAACTAACGAATCTTTTTCCGGTGAGGAAATAGAATACTTTGTCGATGATGATTCATTGATAGGAGAAGTATACTTAGACGGAAATTTAATCTTTCAGTCATTAGACGTGATTGATGAAGAACAGTTAGAAGCAGAATTTTATAAACAATTTTTTGTTAAACAAGATGAAGCTTTTCAATTTTAGATCACATCATATTTATTAAAAAAAGGAATGTTATGACATCAAATGATATATACACAGAGTTAGAAAAAAGTTGGAACGAATTTACAGAGAATCATTCTAAGTTTATGGACAAAGGTAATAGGGCAGCCGGAACAAGAGCTAGAAAAGCAATCGGCGAATTAAAAAAATTAGTAACTGAATATCGTAAGCAATCAGTTGCTGAATCTAAAAAGGCTTAAATGGCACAACGATTAACGAATGCTGAATTACATACAGATATAAAAGTAGTTCAGAAAGACATGGAATATCTTAAAGAGGGTCAGATAAAAATGCAATCAGATATATCAATGATTAAACAAACTTTATTAGATCCTAATAAAGGTACTATATCTAAAGTTAATCGTAATACTTCTTTTAGAAATAAAGCAAATAAAGCTTTATGGTCTATATGGGTAGTTGTTTTAGGTGTAATAGCTAAATTAATATTTTGGAACTAATGAAAAATAATGACTTATATAATAAATTAACTAATATGATTAATGAAGAACTCAATATCATATTAAATGAAGAAACTTCTAAATATGGCAATCTTCTTAAGCCAGATGACTTTGATCCTATTGATCCACAGATACATATAGTAGGATTTGGAACAATGAGTAGAAATGCATTAAGAAAAGAAATTGTTACTAGATTAGAAGGTGCTTTAAAGTCAGCAAAAAATGCAGCTATGAATCCAGAGTCAGCTTATGATATTTATAAAACAATAGAAGACACTATTGGAGACGATAGTGTCTTAATGTTACAAATGAGAGCTGATAATGAAGTGTCAGATCAACTAGAAGCATTAAGAACAAAAGGTGGTAGAAGAGCTATTCCAATACCTCCACAAAAATAAAGACAGATATGAAATTAAAAAATTTGCTAGAAGGCTTTGCTTGGGAAAGACAATCAGGTAAGCCATTACCTACATTAAATGATGTAGCTAAAAAATATAATGAATCTAATGATACTCCAATCAATGAAGTTTTTATAAAATCTGACATACTTAAAAAATGGACTAATTCAAATGTAGCCCAGAAAGATTTAGAAACTTATCTACAAATGTTAGCACAAGATGGCAATTATGATACAATGGATGATATGGGAGCAATGTTTAATGTTTTATCTAAATTATCAAAAGCATATCTAAGAAAAATGCGATAGTATATATTTACCATTAGTTTAAAAAGAGTTATGACAAAGATATTAATAGTTGGTGGAATAATTATTGTTGCGATAATAATTTTAGAAGCAATCTTCAAAAAAAAATATTAAAAAAAGCTTCAAAAAGCTTTGCCTTTACGATTTATTTACCTTATATTTATAGTAAGTTAAATTAAAAAAATAAATAATGAGTTATTATATAGCAAAAGTAAAAGTAGCCACAGATACTCCCAAAGGCGTAAAACAAGTATCAGAACAATATCTAGTTAATGCAACATCTGTAACACATGCAGAAGCATTAGTTAATAAAGACTTCCAAGATAGTGGAGTTGACTTTGAAGTAAAGGCAGTTCAAGATACAAGGATCTGCAAAGTTATTGAAACCCAAAATTCATAATAATGAGAATAGCATATACCGAAGGTAACATTGTTGTTATGCGTATCGAAGATAAAAATCATGTAGGTATCGTAACTAACGTAAGAAAAAAGAAAAATCAGATCTTAGGATATGATGTTAGATCAGAAAGAGGTGGAGGTTATTGTATGGTTCAAATTGATAAACCAAAAAGTAAATATTCTATTGATTCTAATCTAACTGCAGTATTTATGCAGAACACAGATAAGCCTACTCAATTATACTTAGATAATTCATTAGGACATACTAGAGCTAATTATAGTGATAATGTTGAAATGACTATAGATCATTATGAGAAGTGTGCAGATTTTTCATTCCCAGTTGTCGGTCCTAGATCATTCTAGTTATGGATAAAAATCAAAAAAGAGTATTAAAAGAATATCCCAATGCTTTTATAGCTAAAAAAGATGACGGCGCATATGTCGTCATCGATGGGGATACTTTTATAGCAGAAGAATTCTTTTTACCAGATGTATACACTGAGGAAGAAGCCTGGTCACATGCAGCATTAGCATGTAAGACATCACAGCATTTTAATAGAACGCATCCCACTAGAATGGATTTGAAAAGTTTAGAAGCTAAATTGATGCGTATAGAAAATAGAAAAAGGAGAACAGGTTATGTTAGATAAACTTAAAAAAATGATAAAAGGTAAAGACATTTTAGTTGATAAAAAAGAAACCGATAAAAAAGATGTTGAGGTAGCAGAACAAGATGATACATATTTACAATATTCTGCTGAAGCGGTAGGTTATAATACACGTGAAAATCAATGGAATGTATATAAGTCAGGCTTACAATATATTCCTGTAGGATCAAGTATATTAGACTTTGGATGTGGTCGAGGAGATTTGCATGTGATGCATTTATCTGAATATGGCGAACTTGACTATACCGGCGTCGATATGAATGAACCATTAATTAACGCAGGCAAAATAATAGATCCTAAACGAGATATAATATTATCAGATTGGTTTGAACTACCTTTAAATGTAACTAAAGATTGGTGTGTTAATATAGGGTCATGTAATTTAAGATATGATGCTGATATGACACGTGATGATTTTAAATACTTATGTGATACTATAGATAAAATGTATATGCATGCAATTAATGGAATAGTAGTCTTAATATCATATTCAGAAGGATTAATACAACATGATCCTGGTAAAATATTAAATTGGTCGAAAGATAAATTTAAGAACGTCATATTAGATCATTCAGTATCTGATGACGGATTTTGTTTAATAATAAAAAAATAAAAAAATGAGTGTAAATAGTAGATACGCTATCAATGAAGATAGAGTAAAAAGATTTGGTAAGTTATATAGTGGTATCGATTTTGATGTCTCTAAAACATTAACTGCAGATCAATTTCGTACAAGAAATGATTATCAGCCTATAGGCAATTTTGTAATCGGTAACAAGTCTTTCAATATAACTTTCAAAGAATTAGAGAGAATTGAAGAGACATGTAGAGAAGCAAGAGGAGCATTAGAAAGAGCTTATCAGATTGGACTCCTAGGTAAGCTAAAATAATATTTATATAAAATGAAGCGATTTAAATATTTTAATATTAAAGATTCTCATAAAGAACAAATAGGTATTGTTGAATCGCGTTCTAGAGATAAAGCTTATATTAAAGCTAGTAAAATCAAAAATCTAACTCTAGAAAATTTTAAAAAATTATTTGACATAGAAGAACTAATATGAAATTTGATGAGCTCGAAATAATGGAAGACGATTTCGATTTATTTATATTATTAGACGAGCCTAACAAAATAGAATATCTTCATGATACAGCAATACTAGGTCCTCGAGGAGCAATGCTAAAACAAATTGCTAAGATCGAGGATATGAAGCAAGAGTCTATGGGAATGGCACATGTACAAGATGTATTAGTATCTGGCCATAGACTTTGTATAACAACTTATGATGATGTAATTACATTTAATAGTGAGAGTTTATCTGTTATTAATAAATGTATAAAAAATATTTGGTTAGACGGACATATAATGACGCGTGACCATGATGTAGTAAAAACTAGTTTAGACATCTATAAATATTTTAAAGCATTTTCTATAATAAAATTAAGTATGCCTATTTGCGAGAATTAGTATATTTATATAAGTAATTGAAAGACACTGCGGGTCGTTTAATTGCATTAAAACTAAAGTTTAATAAAAAAAATAATCATTTAAGGAGATTAATTATGGGAACACTAACACAATTCGGCACATCGCCATTCGACATTTTATTCAGAAACTTTTTCGATCAAGAAGGAGAATATGAACCTTTCAACCAAATCAGAGTCAATCATCCAGTAGATATATATGAAGCCAATGATGGCCTCAATATTGACATTGCATGTGTCGGCTTAACAAAAAAGGATATCGATCTTACTATAGAAGGAGATATCTTAAGAGTTGAATATAAGAAGGACACTAATAACAATGATGGGTCTCAATATATTCAACGTAATATAGCAAAAAGAGCATTTAATTTTGGATGGAGAATCTCTAGAAGATTTGATCTTTCATTATTAGAAGCAAAGTTACAAAATGGATTATTACATTTGCATGCACCGCTTACAGAAGATAATAAACCTAAAACAGTTACAATAAAATAAATTAAATTGACCCGCAGTCTTTCATTATGAGTTATTGGTTTAAACACTTAGAATTTAATAGACAACGATACGTTCTTAAACGAACACTTAAGGAATCAACATTACCGTCTAACGTTAGTTCAGATGAGCTTAAGGAATATTTTATGGTCAACACTATACTAAAAAAAGATGGTATATATTATCTATGTGATAGTATAGATGATGTAGAAATAGTTGCAGAATAATTTGCCTTTACGAGATATTATACTTATATTTAGATATGGAAGATAAAGTAAGAATAGGCTACGCATGTGTCAATATGACACTTACTAGTAGACCTAAAAAATACGGAGGTAAAGTTACTACCTCTAGAACAGCAAGAAAAGCAACATGGTATCCAGATAATTTATCAGTACTTAGTGAACGAGCATTAGCCAATGCTAAAGACTTACTTCACTATTTACAATGGAATGAAGAGAACAAGATACGATTATTTCGTATTGGTTCTGAACTATTTCCATGGCATGATCATTATGAATTAGATCAGTTACCAGATTATGAAGAGATATGTGATGCATTAGGTAAAGCCGGTGATTATGCTAGAGAACATAATCATCGTTTAACTACACATCCAGGGCCATTTCATGTATTAGGTTCACCGACAATGGATGTTGTAGATCGATCGATAGTGAGTTTAGAGCGACATTCTCAGTTATTTGATTTATTAGGATATACACCTTCATATGATAACAAAATTAATATACATATTGCTGGTGCGTATGGCGATAGAGAGTCGACTGCTAAACGTTGGATCAATGGTTACAATCGATTGTCTGATGAATGTAAAGCCAGATTAGTTGTAGAGAATGATGATAAGCCTAGCCTATATAGTGTTAAACAATTATATGAACTATTTCATCAGAAGATAGGCATTCCTATCACATTTGATTATTTTCATCATACATTTCATACTGATGAATTAACAGAACGTGAAGCATTAGAGATGGCAGGCAGTACTTGGCCTAGCGATGTTGTGCAGTGTTGTCATTATTCTGAATCTAGGCGTATCGAGAAAAAAGCTTATTTAGCAGAGGTATGTAGTAAACATAATATAGAATGGGATCAGATAGATGAATGGCCGACGTTTGCAAAATACAAAAAAGAATTCTCCAAGATAAGAGAACAAGCGCATGCTGATTACGTATTAGACCCTATAGAAAATTACGGACATCGTATAGATGTTGTATTAGAGGCTAAAGCCAAAGAGTTGGCAGTATTCAAGTATCGTGATATTTATACAAAAAAAAAAAGAAAGATAAGTTATGAAAGATAAAGATAACGTTTTAAGAGAACTGGATGAAATTGATAATATGATATTTATATTAGTTGATCTAGCTGGAAAGCAAGCAGTTGATACAAATGAAGCAGTTCGTAGATTAACAGAGATAAGAAGAAAATTGAAATTTGTATTTGACAGAGTAACTATTAGTTAATGAATGAAAAAAACTTTTCCATATATAGTATTAATAGCTGCATTATCATTAGCCGGCATTGCAGCATATTATAGTGTATTTGGATTAAGTAAATTGTTTTCGGCAAAAGCTACTGCTGTAATTATTATGGCATCTGCACTAGAAATTTCTAAATTAGTTACGGCTACATTTTTACATCGATTTTGGAATAAGATAAGTGTATTATTAAAGACATACCTTACATCAGCAGTTATTATATTAATGATGATAACTTCTTTAGGTATATATGGATTTTTAACATCTGCATATCAAACAACATCTGATGAATTAATAGTATTAGATAAACAAGTTAATATTATTGAAATGAAGAAAAATAGATTTCAAGAACAATTAAATAGTTATTCTGCAGAAAAAAATCAATTAGCTAATTCAATATCTGAATTGACAAAGGGATTATCCAATAATAAAATACAATGGCGAGACAAAGAATCCGGACAAATAATAACATCGACATCAAGTAAAACTAGAAAAGTATTGCAAGGACAACTTAATGATTTTAAATTACAACGTAATGACGTTTCTTTAAAAATAGAGTCATTGTCTGATTCTATAACTAATTTAGATTTACAAGTGTTAGATATTAATACTAATTCAGAAGTAACTTCAGAAGTAGGTCCTCTAAAATATATTTCAAATATAAGTAATATACCAATGGATAATATAGTTAATTATTTTGTATTAGCATTTATATTTGTATTCGACCCATTAGCAATATTGCTATTAATATCAGCAAATAAAGCATTTAGTATAGTACAAAACGATTCTAAAACTCCAATAGAAGATCATAAAGATCACTTTAGGCCACCTCATCCTAGTGATGCGTATGAAGAAGAGTCTGAACAAAGAATGAACATTATAGGACAAAATGGCAATGATGGATTACATTATGATTCAGGTTCTATAGAACAAGAAAATATATATAACGAAGAAAATAAAATGCCTATTCAAAGTGAACCGGCAAAACAAGAACGAGCATCAAATGCATATTGGTCATGAAAAAAGAAAAAATAAAATATAAAACAGTTACACGCGACGGACAAAAATTTATGATATGTCGTAATAGCAATACAGAAAATAAATATTATAAAGGCACGCCATGCACAAACTATGAACTAGTAGGTAATACTAGTATAGCAGTGTTATGTAGTAGTTGTGTACGAAATATAACAGCTCCACCAGAAATATCTAAAGGATATATATCTAAAGGTAGAATTAGGGGATGGCAGTTTATGAAAGAATTTGTACATGTTGATGGCACTGTATTTCATAAAGGTGTAGAACAGCCTAAATTAAAAGGAACATTGCCTCCTACACCTAAGCCAGAGCCTAAGAAAAAATTATCTAAACAAGAAAAACAAACTTTAAAAAATAAGTTAGCAGAACAGATGGTATTTATACGTGGGGAGTTAGGTAAAGCAAAACTTAAAAAAGATATAAGATCAAATCAATCTTCTTTACGTAAAATTGAACGTCAATTAAAAAAGCTAATATAATCTTTGCCTTTACGATAAAAAGTTATTATATTTAATCATGAGTTTATATGAAGAAAAGCCAAAGGCTGTAAATAAAAAGGACGATAAAGACGATAATCTAGATAGTCCATATACAAAACTATCAGATATATTATCTAATTTAGTTGATTATGATGATTCTGTTATTTATCTAAATGGTGATATAACAAATGATTCGATGGTCGATTTTATGATTAAAGTAAGATCTATAATTTCTAGCCGTGATGCAAAAACAAAAGATGATCCTATAAATGTTATAATTAACTCCGATGGCGGAGATGTATATGATATGTTAGGACTTATTGATTATATTGAAACACTCTCTGTTAAGATTAATACTATATGTAGAGGTAAAGCATTTTCGGCCGCGGCAGTTATATTAACTCATGGTACAGGCACAAGAATGATAAGTAAACGTTCGTCAGTGATGTTCCATCAATCATCTAGTTTTATAGGTGGTAAGATGGGAGATATATCAGCATATGTTGATAATATAAAAACAATAGAAACTACAATATATGATTTGTTAGAAAGTAAAACAAAGAAAGATGCTAATTGGTGGAAAGAAATGATGAAAACAGATTTTTTCTTAACAGCAGATCAGTTAGTAGAATATGGTGTAGTAGATCAAATAATATAAAGTTATGAGTTTAAAAGCAGAAGAAATATCAAATAATTGGAATAGTTTATTAACAGTAATTGAAACAGAATTCTCCGGAGATAGGAAAGAAAAGTTATTATCTCTTTATAATAAGTATGAGGATCGTATAAGTATAGCGCCGGCATCTAGTGTCGATCATTATCATAATGCGTTCATAGGAGGTTATGTAGATCACGTCTTACGGGTTATTAGAAATGCTAAAGAAGTATATAAATTATGGGCCGCTAGCGGTGCAGACATGAGTGGATATACTAGAGAAGAATTAGTATTTGTTGCATTAAATCATGATCTAGGAAAGATAGGATTTCCAGGCGATGGAAATGAAGTTTATATACATAATGATTCAGAATGGCATAGAAAAAATCAAGGAAAGATATTTAAAGTAAATCCTAATAATCCATTTGCATTAGTTAATGACTTATCAGTATGGTTATTACAACATCATGATATAAAAATATCGTTTAATGAAATGGTAGGTATTAAATGTACAGATGGATTATATGATGAAAGTAACAAAGCATATTTTATTTCTAGAATGAAGGAATCTAAATTAAGAACTAATTTACCATATGTAATGCATCAAGCTGATTTAATGGCAGCTAGAATAGAATATGAAATGTGGGCAAAAGATGAACCTACTGTATCTACACCTAAAAAGAAACCTAGCAAATTATCCGAAGCTGCTAGCAAAGTAGATGCATCTAAATTATTCGGAGAATTATTTGGAGATTAATATGGAAATTACAATTATCATCTTATCAATATTATTAGTAAGTTCTATTCTATTTATTATTAATTTAACACGTAAGATAGAAGCAAATGAAGATTATATTGAAGAACTAGAAACATCTAATACAGATTTTTATCAATTCTTTAAAGATATAAAAATACAAGTAAATAAATCTAATTCACATTTAAAACAAATAGATAGATTAGGATCGTTTGAGGCTGATGATGAGACAGGATATGTATTTAAGGAAATAACTAATATAGTAGAAAAACTAAATCAAAGATTTTAATGAACGCAATAGAAGAATTTTATAAATGGGTAAAGGTTGAAGAAACATTACCTCCTCGTGCTAGAAGGGGCCGTAAGCCTAGTAAAAAACAATACTTTACTTATATTACACAAGAAGCAATTGTAGCATATAATAAAGAAGAAGGTGGTGATATTGATCTACGTAATAAAATTTATAGAGAATATATCGATTATCCATTTAATAAGTTGGTAGAAAATATATATCATACATTTAAGTTTAGTTACTTTGATGTTCCATATGAAGATATTAAATGTGAAGTTGTAGCATTTTTAAATGAAAAAATAAATAAATTTACCGAAGGTAAAGGAAAGGCATTTTCATATTTTTCTATTATTGCTAAGAATTATCTCATCATACAAAATAATTCAAACTATGTAAAATTTAAAAGACGTGCAGATACAATAGAAATTGATGAGCATCGTGATGTAGTAAATGAAATGTCAATGACTAGTTATCAAGAGTCTTTAAGAGATTTTTGTAAATTATGGTGTGATTGGTATGATACCAATTTAAATATGATCTTTACTAATAAAAGAGATATATTGGTAGCAGATACAGTTGTTGAATTATTTAGAATGGCTGATAATATAGAAAACTTTAACAAGAAAGCAATTTATATTTTAATACGTGAAAGAACAGGTTTAAAAACTCAAAATATTACTAAAGTAATTAATATTATGAGAAGAGATTTTGCAAAGATGTTAATATCCTATCAACAGTCCGGCAGGCTTCATTCATAATATTAATCTTTTATATTTATTTAAAAGGATCGTATGAATGAATATGAATTATTTGCAGGTACTACATTTTCAGATCTCATGAAAGATGTATACCATAACTCCAAAAAAAAATCTAGACAGATAGATTCTTTAATACAAGATCTTAAACCACATATTAAAAATGTAGGCGATGCTACTATTATAGCTCCTATACTAAAAGATTATCTAGAAGTGTCAGTAAAAAATGATGATGCATTAGTTAAATTAGCTGCAGTAGTTCAGCGTATAATTTCAGCGACCAGTAAAGATGATGATGGCAATGAATTTGGAATGACTGATGAAGAACGTAGTCGACTTCTAGAAGAAGCTGAAAATGAAATAAAAATAATAAAAAAATCACAAGAAAAGGATACTCATGGCGACGTTTCTGGCAGCGGAAGTAGTAAACAATCAGATCTCATTTAAAGAGACTGAGAGTAAGAAAACGCAACTCCCATTTCCTCAGGGAGCAATTAAATTTAAACGATTTAATATGCGAAGTAAAGCTAGAACGGTAGAGATGGCGATGCCATTAGATCCTCATATCACTGAAATTCCTTTGGTGGGCGAATATGTATTAATTATTCAGTTGCTAGATAAAAATGCAGATCCATACTTTCAAAAACATCAATATTACTATACTCAAATATTAAACATATATGATAGAGTTAATGAAAATAAATTATTTGGTATACAATCATCATCGCCTCCAACTGTACCTACTAATGAAAAAGGTATGCAAAAGAAAAAGCCTAAAATAATTGATGATAATACAGATATATCTAGATTGCAATCATATGAAGGCGATAAAATATTTTATTCTAGATTTGGATCTTCGATTCGATTTTCTTCAAATAATATAAAAGATCAAGAAAATATTACGTATGAAAATAAAACAGCACCATGGGAAGGTGGCGAAGTTCTAAGTCCCATTCTAATGTTAACTAATGGTTATAAACAAATAGGTAAAAAGTTAACTATAGAAGATCCTAAAACAGATAAATCGTTAATGTATTTGACATTTGATCAAAAAATTAATATTGATTCATCACAGACAAAATTAGGAAAGGGCATTTCAAATAGTAGTATAAAAAATTATTCCGGAGCACAAGCAATAATATCTGCAGATAGATTATTATTTAATGCTAAGGAAGATCATATCTTATTATCTGGAGCTCAATCAGTTAATATTGCTACTCCATCATGGGCAATGGATATGAATCAGTTTTTTGATTTGTTTGACGAATTTCTAGAAGAAGTAATGAAAACAGCTCGAGCTGAATCAAATTATTTAACTGGTGTTGGACCGACTTCCGGTAATCCTACTTTGTTAGCAGGCGCAACAAAGATAAAAACCAAACTAACACAGATGAGGCAGTAGATGCCAGCACTTTGGCCCACATTCGAAAATACAGTATCTCAATTTTTAACTAAAGGAACACTGTCTCAAGACCAGTTTATAAAAATGATAGCAGGTGCATATACAGTAGCTACTACACCAATAACAGTTAATTACTCGACAGGACCAGTTCCGCAGCCGGTACTTAATGGCATTGTTCGTCAAAAAATTTTACGAGATGCCATGGAGAAAGTATTAAATGCTAGCAAAGTTGCGACAGATACATTGACAGTAAAAGATTTTCTTCCAGCAGCATTAGGATTTATAAAATATTGGACTCCCGGGATTGGCGTATTAATTAGTCCATTGCCTGCTCCGCCGCCATGTGTAGCACCGGTAATTGCAGGTACATTTCTTTCGGACGACGAATTCAAATCAGCGTTACCAGATGATGCAGCACCACTTCTAGCAGCATTAGGCACTACAGATGGCGATACTAAATCTTTATATTCTAGAATAGTTAGTCAGGCAGTAGTTAATGATCCAGTTGTAATATTACCTAGTCCTATTGTGTTATTTCCCGGCAATCCATTATTACTAGCTAAAGATTTACATTTTGCTATGACCAAAAGTTTTAGTCCACAAGCCACAGCAACCAATTTAACAAAAGCATTTAGTAATCACTTATCAACGATTATAGGAATTTATATCGGATTACTACCACCAGGTTCAGTACCACCATTTACTATTGTAGTATTTAACGGAATAACATAACTGAATTAGTATACAATGATATTTATAAAAAAGGATAAATAATGAAATCAGAATTATTCGTAAAATTATTACGTAAAGTTATAAGAGAAGAAGTACAATCTGTTGTACGTAAAGAGTTAAGATCTGTATTGACCGAGAGAAAGACAGATCATTCAAAGGCAATAACACATGGTATAGATCTATCTAATATGGTATCTAATACACCTTCTAAACCATCCAAGAAGTATGTGAAAGATAATATATTGAATGACATACTAAATGAAACATCTGGATTTAATAGTAGTGGTAATACACAAGAAAATTATCCATCAATGGCAAATTTTAAAAGTGAAATGGCAGAATCATTTAGACAACCTAATATTCCACCAGTCACAGATATACAAGGCAAACCAGCAGATACTAGTAATAAAAATGTTGCTACTGTTGTTAATGCAATGACAAAAGATTATTCTCAATTAATGAAAGCAATTGACAAGAGAAAAGGAAAACGATAATTGGCAAGACAAGTATTTCAATATCAACCATTTAATGATACGCCAGACAAACCATTAGGCATATTATTACCTTTAAATAAATCAGCCGGAGGCTCTAGATCTTTACAATCTACTTATAATTCAAATCCGAGTTCCGGCAAAGGTGTATTTGTATCTTCTTATACAACGGAAGAACAGGCATTAAGTAATTTGAAAAATTTAATACTTACTAGAAAAGGTGAACGATATTTTTTACCGGACTTCGGAACTAACATTCAATCAGCATTATTTGAAAATAATACAATTGATTTAGAATTACAATTGCAAGAAACAGTAACGGCTGATATTGAAAAATGGTTGCCATATATAAAAATAAATGAATTGAAAATTGTAAGAAATATTGATAATCAACAAATAGCCATTAGGTTATCATTTAGTGTTACTGAGAATGGATCGAATCAAGAAATAGTAATTTTCGCATCTCCAGAATCTATAGTAGTACAAGATGGAGGTACGCCTGAAGTAGAATTACAATTAGCGCCAATTGCTACCGGAGGAGCATATTAATGGAATTAGTAAAAAAAGACGTAAAATATTTAAATAAAGATTTTGGGCAATTTAGACAAAATCTAATAAACTTTGCAAAAAATTATTTCCCGGATACATATTCGGATTTTAATGAAACATCGCCTGGAATGATGTTTATAGAAATGGCATCATATGTAGGCGATGTTCTTTCATTTTATTCAGATCAATCCTTTAGAGAAAGTTTATTGAGTAGTGCACAAGAAGATAGTAATGTACTACAGATGGCTCAGTTATTTGGTTTTAAATCAAAATTAAATTCGCCATCTAATTGTATGGTAGATATATTTCAATTAGTGCCATCTATAGGATCTGGTACTAATTCTTTACCTGATTATCGATATGCATTAAATGTTGATGCTGGTGCTAAATTAGTAGGCGGCAATAATACTTTATTTAGAACATTAGAAGCTGTAGATTTTAATGTTAATACAGCTAATGATCCTTTAGATATATCTGTATATGAATTAGATTCCAATGGCAATATACAATATTATTTATTGAAAAAACAAGTACCGGTACAATCCGGAGAAATTATTACATCTACATTCTCGTTCGGTGACCCTAAAGCATATGATAAAATTACATTACCAAATAACAATTTGATAGATATTGTA